CTTCCGCCAGAGCGCGCTGCTGCGCCCGTGCCCATGGCTTCCACATCGCCAAGTCTACGGCCAAATTGGTCAACAGCACCTCGCTGGATTCCTTCGGTTTCACCTACTCTCCGGCCAAATTGGTCAACAGCTCCTCGCTGTATTCCTTCGGTTTCACCTATTCTTTGTCCAAATGCTCCGGCAGCACCCCGTTGGATTCCTTCGGTTTCACCTATTCTACGGCCAAATTGGTCAACAGCCCCACGGTCTATGCTTTCTGTTTCACCTAGTCTACGGCCAAATTGGTCAACAGCTCCTCGCTGTATTCCTTCGGTTTCGCCTATTCTACGGCCAAATTGGTCAACAGCTCCTCGCTGTATTCCTTCAGTTTCACCTATTCTACGGCCAAATTGGTCAACAGCTCCTCGCTGTATTCCTTCGGTTTCACCTATTCTACGGCCAAATTGGTCTACGGCCCCACGGTCTATGCGTTCTGTTTCACCTATTCTACGGCCAAATTGATCTACGGCGCCCCGTTGTATTCCTTCGGTTTCGCCTAATCTTTGTCCAAATGCTCCGGCAGCGCCCCGTTGTATTCCTTCGGTTTCGCCAAGCCTACCGTATAAATCGGTAGTTGCTCCGGTGGCAAGCTGTCTGCCCTCACCAATTGAGCTTAAAAGCCCCTCTAAGCCTCTATCACGCAATGCTCGCTCTTCAGCGACCCCACGTTCCATGGAGCCTAATGCTTGTTCGCCCATCGCTCTCTGTTGCGCCAGGCCCCTGTCAGATAGCCTTACGCCTTCTTCATAAGCTGCTTCTGCATCGCCCAGGAACCTGTCCTGTATACCAACCTGGTCACGAGCCAGATCCATTGCTCTTAGTTGATCTGGCGTAAAGCCAGCCACCTCTTGGTCTACTACTCTTGGGGTTCCGTCGGGATTAAAAAATGTGGTTTCTGCTGCTTGCATCGCACCAGGTATAAAGCCGCCTTCACCATCCAAACCAAACAACAGCTGTTGCGTTGTCGGATCTGACATTGTTGTCGTTTGGTTGATGCCGGAAACGTAGGGTGCATCACCAGCGGCATCGGTCGCCGGAGGCAACGTATCTTGTGCTGGCGGCTGACCAAAACCCGCCTGTTGTTGTCTGTATGATCTTAGTTCGTCAAGACTAATGCCGTAATAATCGGCTTCTTGCTGATCCATCTCCTCTTGAGATGGCTGCACATAATTAGCATATGGGTTGTAATAACCATATTGGTCTTGCCCCGGATCTTGAACCGGAAATTGTGACATTCTATTTCTCCCGATGCTCGCTAGATAAGCCCATCATCGAAATAAGCCTGTCATGTCATAGCCGGGGTCAGCCGCCAGGGGGGCAATCCCTTGAGCGGCTGGTTGCCCACCCGATAGTGTTGGTATAGTGCCCCTCGGCAATAAACCGTACTCGATGGGGTTAGGGCTTTGCGTGCCTATTCTTCTAGCTATCTCAGCTTCGATGTTATATCGCCCAGTTGGGCCCATTGTGGTTAATGGGGTTAGTGGTACGCCTTTGTCTGCTTTAGCTTCGTCATAAGCCATCTTGCCCAATAGATAAGCCGGAATACCAGCAGCTGCTAAGCCACCAATACCGCCCATTCCACCAAACATACCGCCACCACCGCCTTGTTGACCAGCTAAGCCGTAGTTTGTAAGACCCAATCTGTCTGTAAATCCTCCAGCCATATCTCCAATCATTCCAAAACTACCGACGTTATCTCTACCGCCACCTGTAAACAGGTTGCTTAAAAAACCGCCTTGTGCTGCTGCGCCTGGTTGTGTTTGGTATTGGCCAGCAGGATTAAACCCAGGGGTGCCCCAGCCAGGTGCTGTTGACCAATCAATCTGGTTACTGGGAAGGCCAGGGCTGGCAAGATAATAAGGAACTCCGCCACCTTGCGCTTGGGCAGCATAATTGGTGAGACCTATCGCATCACCAACGCCGCCAAAAAAATCACCTACGCGGCCAAAATTGCCAACATTATCCCTACCGCCGCCTGTGAACATGTCCCCTCCAGCAATCCCAGGAGTGCCATAATTGCCGCCACCATAATTGGTGAGACCTATTGCATCACCAACGCCGCCAAAAAAGTCTCCAATACGGCCAAAATTGCCAACACTATCCTTACCGCCGCCAACAAACAACCCGCCAATACCTGTACCAAGGTTTTGAAGGGAAGAACCGACGCTGCCAATACTCTGCTGGCCAAGGCTTCCAAGCCCTTTGAGAAAGCTGCCTGATCCAGTAGCACCTTTAATTGCAGAGATGTTTTGACCCAGCGTGCCGCCGACTGCTGTCGGTCCGGCGACCGTCATAAGGGATAATGGACTAGCCCGCCCCTTGGCTACGTCGTAAACCGTAAACGCTTTATCGATTAGCGCGGCTGCTGGTTGCCAAGGCCCAGGTATAAACTGAGCGACCTTAGCAACAGGCTTGACAACTTTTTTCAGTACCTTTTTAGTTTTTTTCCAAAGCTTGCTAAAGAAACCAAACTCTTCTAACCCGGTTATTGGGTTTAGTGATGCAATTCCGATAGAAGAAACAGCCGTTTCTGGGTCAATACCCAGCTCTTCAAATTTTTTATTAACAACGCTTTCAAATCGCTCATCTTCAAACGCCTCTGGAGGTATAATCACTTCGCCTGGCCTTAAATGGGCTAAGGCAGTATCTTCACCGCGACCTTGCATTTGTACTTGTGCAGCCATTCCACCCAGAGGCGCCGCAAGTCCAACCGCCGCAGATTCTATCAGGTGGTCCAGCACTTTAATTTCGTCTGGATCTGTTGTTTGTGCTTTTTGTATTTGCAAGGCCTCTAAAGCTTGCTGTATTTCTTGTGCTGGGTCTAAATTCTCAGGGGGAGGAACAGCGCCAGACTCTTTGCGCATCATTTGTTCTAACTGTCGGCGCAGCATTGCTTCTTTTTCTGAATCAGGTATGGCGGCTCCAGTTTCTATACCAATACCTTGTCTCATACGCTGACCAAAACCAGCACCTTGAGGCGTGCCGTCTTGTTCCATTTGTTGAGCAGCTTGTTCTCTAGCCTGTCTTTTCTGTTCTCTTACCTGTGGAGAATCTCCACTTTGTGGAAAATAAGTTTTATCCGCCCAAGCCATTTCAGCATTACTGATAACGGCACCCGTTTCTTTTCTTAATAAAGCTGTGATAAAGTTTATTTTTTCAGCATCGTTAATAACAGCGCCAGTTTCCCACCTTAACGGCCCGCTGTATGGCGCCCCTCCGCCTTGAAATTCTTGTATGCCGTACCGTTTCATTAATGCCTTTGTTAGATCATTGTTTTCCATAATTATGTTATCTCTATAGTTACCGCCCCCACCGCAAAGGTAGCCGCGACCCCGGTAGGATATGTTTGGTGCTCATACAAATTTCTAAAACTGCCCCCATCGTATGCTTGATGCACCTCCACGGTTGTGTTAAATATTATAGCACCTGTCGCAAATTGTAACCCAGAAATGTCTGTTGCGTTAAAATGACCCACATCGTCTGGGTCTATTGCCCCTAAATTTATTTCTAAAACCCTTACTAACCGGTTAAAAGTATCTGTAGAAACAGACTCGCCCTGGGACTGGGGCAATCTTGTGGGCAGTAATTTAGACATTACCCTCTACGCCCAGAAGCTTGTATATCTAGCCTTGTATTGCCGATTCTCCATTTATAATCTTTTCTGTTGGCAGCAACCGAGTTGTCATCATCTGATTCAAACCGAATTGCCATTTGTCTGGTCCTTGTGCGCAAACCGCCATAAGTTGTTGTTGGCGTGATTTGCGTTGTAGAATCTGTGGTTAGACTTTCTCCAGGGTAGTTTCTGCGCTTAATCACCGCATTAATGGCCGGTGAATTGAAAATGCCACGGGAGGTATCAAACTGCACGTCTGGTACTATCTTTTTTACGAAGGCAAAGCTGTCACCATCGCCCAAGTCAATATCGCCCGATTGAATAAAAACATTGTCCATGCTGTCGGTATCAGCGTTATAGCCGGTTTCATGCAAATAAATGTAACCAGACCCAGACACCTTGCCAGCCGCCCTGGGTTTATCCTCAATGCCGGCATCAAGCCAAGCATAACGCACCAGGGACCCAATCGACCATGTTTGTTCTTCGTAGTTATATATGGCGTAACGAGATATTTCCTCGGTGCCGTCCTCCAGAGACGGGTAGAAGAACCACACCTCGGAAAATTCCGCATTAATTACTGTATGACACTTAAATGCTTGCCCTAAATCTAAGTCATCAAAAACATAATCTTGGACCGAGCAAGGTAATTTTTGTACGGAGCCGTTGTAATAGTAAAAAGCATTCTTGGACATGAAGTAAACGCCATTTGGCGCATTTGCAGCAGCTTTGGGGCCTATAAGGCCAGCTCCTTCGTTAACCAGGTTCAGCGCAAAAGTTAAAGGCGGTCCAATAAAGTTCATGCTGTACAAAGAGGTATCGGTCCAGATTAATGTTTCTTGTCGGGCTTTCATGCCCCCAATTATTAGTGAGCCAGAGGACAAGCGCACTGAGCCAGCACTGTTAGTAGTTAGAGCCTCAAACTCTAGTTCGTTTTCTGTGTCCGAGAAAGCAACCAGCATCGGATCAATGGCTCCCGTCCTAGCGGAGCTGCTGACTGGATCTGCGCCCAGCACAATCAAGTGTCTGTCCGTTTCGGAGGTGATAACTTGCAGTGCGACGGTTGGCACCAAGTTAGCGCCACTGATACCGCTTAAAACTAAAGCTCTAACGGACAGGCCGTTGTTTTCAACCCAACGGTAAATACCACCGCCGCGAGGATTAATAATCAAGTTCTCACCAAAGTTGTCGTGTGTCCACAATCTTAATTGGCCTACTGCTGTGATTGCGTTAGTAGATCCAAATGTGCCAGCTCCCCATGTGCCTACGCCAAAACCAGCAGAAGGAACATAAACATCAAGGCCAGAATTAATTTGGTATACGCCATCCACTCCGGAGCCGCCATTTCCGCTGTCGCTTGCATTAGCAGTCACCTCATCGCCGTCCGTGTCTTTGGCTGTTATTTCAAATGTGTTATCGCCCGTGACCAGGGCAATTTGATATTCTTGATTTAAAACATCAGCTGTAACCAAGCCGCCGAGTGTTACGGCGCCAGAGATTGTAACAAAATCACCATTAACAGCCCCATGGCTTGCGTCGGTCGCCGTGATAGTTGAAGAGCCATTGGTGGCCGCAAAAGTAATGCTATTTGTGGACGTTTTTCTAATTGGCGTTACGTCATTATAAGCCTGACCTTCTTCAATGTAATATTTTTGCGTTGTGCCTATTCCTAGATATCTTGCTCCGCCCAAAGAGATCCATGAGTGTAATGCTCTTGCAGAGCCGATATAAGTGTTTGCAGTCAGCTTTTCCCAGCCGCCTATTTTTTCTGGGCGTCCCTTCCTAAAACGTATGAAGTTTCCGTCAACCCAACCGTTTTTATTAGAATAGTCGGTTTCTTCCTTATTTATTCCCGCCTTAAAATTGAATACAGTTAATGGCATAACCACTTAACTCTTTTAAGCCAATCGAATTATTGCTGCCGAGCTTGAGGCACTTGGAAATACAACCGTAAAATCACCAGCCGTGCTGGTTTTATCGCTACCAAAATCAATAGCACAAAGCGCTTTATTGCCGTTGGTGCTGTTATACAAAAGACAGCCTCTCGCCGTCACTGTTGCTGTGCCAAAAGTTTCGTCTGCAAAATCACACACGGCTGTAGTTCCGTCCAAAGCCGGCGTTACGTTTGTTAAAGCCTGTCCTCCCGCAGAATAATTTGTGCCTGATGATTGTCCCGTTGTAACGTATACAGTGGTGGCAGCACCCAGGGTAGCTGAAGACGTATAAAGCGCCAGCTTGATACTGTCCGCCCCGTTTGTTAGATTATGCCCCTCTACAAGTATTTGTTGTTTAAAACTTGAGCATATAGCTGATGATATTGCCATATTATAACTCCTTAATAATGTCTGCCATGTCACCATGACCCTGCCTGCGTAACAAGTTTACCACAGTTGTTCGATCTGAATCGATTCCACTGCGAATCCCTCTTAACACTATATCATAAACTACATTTTTAAAAGCCAAAGCTTGTTGCCTTACATGATCTGGGGCGTGATCAGAAATTCCACAAATTTTGTTAGTCACCATCGTCGCCCAAAACTCAGGATCATGTCCCTTATTGTTAGTGGTGTGTACGCTAACCTCCCCAAGCTGTATAAAACTATCAGTCATCCTTTAAATGGCTCTGGCGGAGTTGGCACTGTTCGTAGTGTGGTTTTCCCACTTTCCATTAATTGGTCCATCTCAGACTGGTCACATACAAACCACTCGTCTTCATCTGGTATCGCTACTTTAGGATCTTCTAGACGATGATATCCGTAAAGTCTTTCTGCCACCGGCACATTAGAATCTAACAAAGTCGATCTTGGGCTTACCCCTACTTTAATCTTTTTTTCAATACATTTTGACAGCCAAAACTCTACGCAAGCTCTGCCAGCTTCAGCAAAATGCAAATTGCCTTTGTAACTAAAATCAACACCAAACAAATCAATCTGTTTCACATTGTTCCAGTAGGCAAACGCTACCGCGTATGCAACCGTGTTGTTCAGGTAAGCGCACCTAGTCGCCTTTACAATCTCATTAATTGGGTATTCAACGATGCCTGGCACGCGGTCATCAAGCTCACATGAATATATTGGAATATTTAACTCAGGAAGTATTTTGCGCATGATCTCGGTTTGTTTGCCCGCGTCTTCGGTATCAAGAAACCGACTGGCTGGGTCCATCATAAACAAGCGATCTAATTTATAAACGGCAGCTGAGCTACCACAACCCCAAGTTTCATCCCACTCAACAGAGTTTTCTGTGCCGATAACATAATCTATTTGGGACGTGCCCAGTCCAACAAGAGCAACATGAGCGCCCTTAATCTCTTTTATGGGCTTCACGAGACGCCTTGTCGAAGCGAATCATACCTGTATTCGTCGCGCTGCTTTCTGCCTTCGCTGAGGTTTTTCATCCTGGCCAATGCTTCTTTAAATCTGGCTTCAAAGTTACCAATAACGTCTGGTGTCTCTTTTAAGAAAATTGCAGCTTCTACCAGGGTTCCGTATAGCAAAGCCTCTGGGTAATCAGTAGAAAGCACAGTTGTGCCGGAATCAGAGCCAGCAGTTAAACTGGCTGGTTTGTATAGATAATGGATCTCAACCGTGTAATTTGCATCCGGTATTGGGCTTAACTCAAACGCAGTATCGTCTAACAAACTGTAGTATTTTGGTCTGCCGGTAACGGTCGTTGTCGGGCTGTACTCCTTTATAAAACTTGGATGCTTGAAATCGAGATAGTAATACTTGTTGCTCGATATAACCGCAGCGCTGAAAGGCGCGTAAAAATCCGACGGCGTTGCTAGAAACCTATTTGAAGCCGTGGCAGTTCCTTGCACGTTTTTTCTTTGCACAGGCAGCTGCACATTATCAAATATGCGGTTTTCTGACTCTTTGATTAACGTGTTGAGCTGCGTGGTAAATGTAGTCTCGCTCGACTCCATGTAATCTTGAACAGCTGTTTTTAATGTCGCCAGTGTAAAACTCATGTTATTTGTATAGTTACCTCCCCCACGCTACACTCCACTTCAAAGGTGTCGAGCACCGTCCCAAGTATACCATTGCCCACATTTGTATAAACCAAAAACTTGGTGTTGTCATCTGATGTATCTGGCCTGGCATTTTTTAATCCTTGCGGA